GCCGGAGGTGTGTGAGTTTGGCGGTAGACGGCCCCCTTTAATAACTGGGGCAGTACTCGTTACCTCTACCACTGGTGTGGGTTGAACGAATGTTAGCAATGGAGGAACAGGCCAGAGATATGTAAAGTCATCTCCTGCCGAAAACCAAAGTGTAGTTCCATCTGTGTCTGTAGTCACTATGTCTATAGGTTGATCAGTCATAGTAGCTAAGGTCGCTGGAACTCCATTTGATATTGTTGGGTACCATGCCACTGTTGAGTACCAAGGGATTACTGTACTCAATAATGACGTGGGTTCATTCATTGATAAAAGTGCTGACGAGGCTACGGTGAAGTTGCCTGTTGGCGATTGCATTCCTGCAAATGTCGCAGAAGTCATGGTTCGAATTCGCCTTGAACCACGCCAGAACGCGAAACCTAGGGCCCATCGGTGCACGGGCCAGTTAAGCGTTGTGCCGGAAGCTTCTGGAAATGAAATCTTAGTTGCATTAGTTGGGTAAAATGCTTTCAGAGTATCGCTTATTGTGGATGAAGTATCACCCATTAATAGACCATGTTCTTGCATTCCATGGGATCCATCTGTTATAGGATCAAACGATTCTGCAAATTTATTAACCAACGAACACTGAGATTTCATATCTTTTGTTGCCTGCATTGATGTTGACCAAGGGGTCTGGTCTCCACGTCTCAAACACGCGAGCTGGTAATCATTACCTGCCGCTCGGTATATATTGACGTAGTATATGGCATCTGCTGGCAAGGAAGAACCTTGGACATCTGTTAATGCTTCGATGGTTAACCACATTGTGTGATCGGCTTGCGCGCTGACTTTGCTCCAAATCGTTGGGGACAGATAAGGAACTGTAATAGTAGTCCACGCGTCGCCTTTCGCATCTACAATTTTAGAATGATAAGCGGAACCTTCTTCAATTGTAGTAGGTGGTGAGAGCGAATAAGAAATAGAAAATCGGAAACGACATGAATAAAATGCGGTACCAACTAAATGTATCAAATAACGTATAGAGCCTCTCCAGTATTGATATTGCATGGTCGCAAACATCAAATAATCTGGTTTAAGGGTCTGAGATGTAGCAATCTTTATTGGAGAAATTGGCAGGGTCGCCACTACTCCAGCATTGACTGCTGTCGTCATATAAAACAAAGATGGTATCTGAGCATATTCAGCAACTTTCATGTCTGAATTGGGCATATCCATATCTT